AACAGGTGGCAAGGATCCAGTCTCAGAGCACAATCGTGAACTCTGGAACAGTGGTAATGAATCCGACAAGGATGTTGTTCGTAGACAGAAGCGTAAGCTTTCCTACTATGCAAACATCTATGTTGTAAAAGATCCTACCAATCCTCAGAATGAGGGTGGAGTATTCCTCTACAAGTTTGGTAAGAAGATCTTTGATAAAGTTATGGAAGCAATGCAACCAGAGTTTGAGGATGAAAATGCAATCAATCCTTTTGACTTCTGGCAAGGTGCAAACTTCAAGTTGAAGATTGTGAAGAAGGATGGTTACTGGAACTATGATAAGTCAGAGTTTGATATAGTATCACCGTTGCTTGATGATGATGATGCACTAGAAGCATTATGGACAAAGCAATATTCTCTTGCTGCTGTCACTGCTGCGGATCAGTTCAAGTCATATGATGACCTGAAGAAGCGTTTGGATTATGTTCTAGGACATAAACAACCTGCTCGTCGTGTCTTCGATGAAGAACTTGAAGGTGAAAGTGAAGGTCGTGGATCATTCACTCCTGACTTTAAGAGTAGAGAACCAGTCGCTGCTGCACCTATAGCATCTGCTAGTTCAGATGAAGATGACACACTAAGTTATTTTCAGAAACTTGCGGATCAGTAGTTATTGATATAGTTTAATATTTTCTCCTTTAACTAAGGTTTCACTCACATATTGGGTGGAACCTTTTTTGTATGGCATGATATCATCCATATCATCTTTAACAATATTAAGATACTTTGGTTTCAGTAGAAATATATTTCTCTTAGCATCTTCTATTTTAGATTCGTATTCATAATTTGTTATAGGAACAGAAATATCTGCTCTTGTGGTGTATCCTCCTTGATCTGTATCAAAGAAACTAATTGAATAATCTGATTCACATGTTAGACCTGCTTTGACTATTACTACATTAGAACTATTCTTTACTTCGGTTGTTTCATAGTGATGAACTGCATTTAGATTTTCATAACTATTATATTTTTCAATTAAATATCTATCAAAATCTACTTGTAAAAGTGGCCATTCTGATTGAATGTTGATTATATTATTGCAAGTTAATACTAACCAATCTAAATTAGAGTCTTCATAATAATCAAAAGCAACATTATCTGGACGGTCATTTCCTTGTATCTGATACTTTGTAAAGAGTGTTAGATCTTGGAGTATATCATCTCTAAGTTTTCCTTTCCTGAATAGGTTTTTTACTGTAACATAATCAGATATTTTAGCGTCAGGTAGTCTACTAACGTATTCAAAGTCTGGAACTTGTTTAAAATAATTTGACATATTAGTAACCTATTTCGTTGTTAGAAAATTCTTTATAATCACGTTGGAATATAGGTTCAAGTTCACCAAACGCAAGAGTCATTTGGTATGAAGTCATTACACCATCACTATATGTGGCATAGTTTCCATCAGGTGTATATTCAAGACCGCAGGATGTTAATGCACATTCTTTAAATCTATTTAACCCCTTATGTTCTTTTCCATTTTGTTGATAGGATAACTTAAATGTATCAGGAGATTTGAGAAATAGATTACTAGAACTTTTTTTAGGAGACATTGATTCTTTAAAAAATCTAATAATTTTTAAAATCGTAGCACCTTCACCTTCATCTCTAGCAGATAATTTGAAACTAAAACTAAATGATCTTAGTTGTGGATTGCCAAAAAGTAATTCCATGTTTGGATTAATTATTTGCCCTGATGTTCTTTGTAAGAGAGCAGCATTATCTCCAGTAGCAGAACCAGCTATTGTAGTAGCAAGTGCTTTTCTTACATCAGTTTTACCACCTCCAATTTTTCTTAAGGTATCTGTTACTTCATTTGCTCCTTCTTTAAATCCATCCTCAATAGTTTTTAATGCTATTTGTGCAAGTGCCTGTTGACCAGCATTCATGCTACCAGTGTCCCATTGTGCTTGGTTCTGATCATTTATTCCACCAGGAATAGGTAATACAACTGTTCCTAATGACTTTCTATCTCCAATACTTTTTCTTGATCGAGAACCAAATCCACTTCCTGCATTACTTACTCCTGTAGGTGCATATTCTAACCTAGTAAACTTTATTACATCATGTTCTGTAGAACCTCTTAATGCAGAGGGGAATACTAAAAGAGAATTACTAGTACCTCTAAAGTTTGTTCTACTTCCTGAAGAAGATTGACTACTACTAGCAATTGAACTTTCTTTTAATGTTCCATCGGAAGTATTTCCAGTATCTGTTCCTGATCCTATTGCTGTATTATTTGAGTTTGCTATCTTATTAAAATCTCTACTCTGTTCTGAAGTGAATACAAGATCTTTTTCTAATGACCTTGCTTGATTACCCGATGCAGAATTGACTGCTTCTGCATTTTCAACTGCTTTTTGACCCAAGGCAGTGCTTGTATCCCAAACAACTTTTGAATTATCGCTACTTGACGTTCCAATTGTTACACCACCAGATCCTTTGGCATCTGTATATGCTATTATTTTTTTACTATACACGAATCCAGTAGCACTTTGTGTTCGAGTGACTTCTGATCCGATGTATAGTTTTGATTTAAGTTTTCTTCCTCCTTCTGTGGTTACTATTGGCACAGGGGATAGCGAACTTTTAACTGTGATTGTTGCTGACAATATTCTAAATTCTTTTTAGTTATTTAGACGAAACTTTCCATACTGTAATGAAAGTAGTTCATCTAACTCTTGATACTCTACAATATAGAGTTGTCCTGCAAGTTCACTCCATGTATAATTCCTATATTTTTGCCAATGAAAGTTAAGTCCTCTGAATCCCCATGAGAATAAATCGACACATGCAATTAATGGATGTTGATCGTAAGTTATTTTAGGAGTCTTTGCATTATACACAAATGTATAGAAACCTCCTACTTCAGGAATAGGAGTTACTGTTTGATTGAAGACTTCCATAATCATTAACATTATTTCTTCAGGGTCACTAGTGTTCTCTTCCTGAACCATATTCATAAGTTCTTCTATTCTTTCAGTAGGATGTTGTTTTAGATCTTGTTCATCAAAACCAAATGAGTTTGTCATTATCTTATACCCAACTCTTTTTCAGTAATGATCTTAAACTCGATTCGTTTATCTTTACACCATTCATCTGCTGCTTTCCATTTTGCTTGATTAGTTGCATAGGTTTTACACTCATAGATGTATGACTGAGTTACTTTTTTCTTTGCCTTTGGTGGTTTTGTTTGTTTCAATGGTTTAACTTCGATTACATAGGTTTTAATTTGACCATTGCTTTCCTTTACCTTGATGATAAAGTCTGGAAAGTAACGACGAGTCTTACCATCAGGAGCACGGTATGGAATGAAAAACTCCTCACTTCCCCATTGTATAATATTTTCATTTAGATCACACCAACTACAGAACTTAGTCTCCCAAGAACTACGACAGATAATATTATTTACATTACCTTTGTACTTTTTGGGACGAGTTGGTTTAAATAAACTCTTTTTACTTTCAGCCATCTCTTATACATAATATATAAGGTTAAAAATTATTTATAGATGCCTACTAGAAGGTCAGTATCTGACATAAAAGCTAATCTACTTCGACCAGCAACAACTTCACATTTTGAGGTGGAGTTGAGCATCCCTAATGGGTTGAGAGGTAAGTATGCAGGTCAGCAGAGACAGGGTAAAATGCAATTGATGTGTTCCGAAGCAGTGCTGCCAGGATCTTCTCTTGCAACACACCAGATTGATAATGATTTTCATGGAGTAACTGAGAGACATGCATATAGAAGAGTGTATGATGATAGAATTGATTTAAACTTCTATGTTGATGCTGAAAATTATTTACCTATAAGGTTCTTTGAAGATTGGATGTCTTATATTACGAATGAAGATAAGAGGGATGCCACATCTAATTCATATACTTATAGAGTGAAATATCCAGAAGGGAATAGAGGATACACTGCGAGTGGATTGAAGGTTATTAAATTTGAAAAAGACTATAAGAATACAATGACATATGAGTTTGTAAAGAGTTTTCCTATACAAATAACATCTATTCCTGTTTCTTATGATGGTTCTTCTCTTTTGCAGTGTAGTGTTTCATTAACTTATATTAGATATATTGTTTCAACAGACTTAGTAAAACCATATTTCTCTACACCTGGATATAATCCATTCCAAATAGCTGCTGCTAACGCTGCTAATAGTATTGTAGATCGATTAACTGGTAATGATTTGTTAGGAGATATTGCAGGAGGTGTTGTTGGAAATCTCTTCTAAATAAATACACTGACATTGTTATAGAATATCATGCCTTTACCAAAAATTGCGACTCCAACTTATCAGTTGGAATTACCTTCGACTGGCAAAACCATATCTTATAGACCATTTCTAGTTAAAGAAGAAAAGGTTTTGGTTATTGCTTTAGAGAGTGAAGATACTAAACAGATTACTACTGCTATCAAAGCAGTATTAAAAAATTGTGTTCTAACTAAGGGAGTTAAAGTAGAAACTCTTCCTACATTTGATATTGAATACTTATTCCTCAACATTCGAGGGAAGTCTGTGGGAGAAGAGTTGGAAGTTAATATTATATGTCCTGATGATGAAGAGACAAACGTGCCTATCTTCATCAATTTAGATGACATACAGATTCAAAAAAGTGATGAACATAATAATCAAATTAAGTTAGATGATAACTTGATGATGGAGATGAGGTATCCTTCACTTGATCAATTCATTAAAAATAATTTTGATTTTAATGAAAAGAATGCAATGGATCAATCATTTGAATTGATTGCTACCTGTATTGATAAGATCTATACAGAGGATGAGGTCTGGGCAACTGCTGATTGTACCAAGAAAGAAGTGAAAGAGTTTCTTGAATCTATGAACTCATCTCAATTTAAACAGATTGAAAAGTTTTTTGAGACCATGCCTAAATTATCACACACTCTTGAGGTCACTAACCCAAATACAAAAGTTAAAAGTGAAGTTGTTTTAGAAGGGTTAGCATCTTTTTTCGCTTAGGTATGGTGCATATGAGTTTGATTAATTATTTCAAACTTAATTTTGCCTTGATGCAGTATCATAAATATAGCTTAACAGAGATAGAAAATATGATGCCTTGGGAGCGAGACATCTATGTGGGTCTTCTCCAACAACATCTTGAAGAAGAAGAATTAAAACGCAAACAGCAACAAGCGAATGCCTAGTTCTATAAAACTTACTGAACCATTAGACATCCTTGTAGAGTATGGTTATCTCGATGAAGATAAACCTTACCATAAGGCATTAAATAATGCTGTCATGGATTTTGCAGAGAACCCAGATCTAGGTGGTGAATATAATAAACATTATGTGATGCTTCTTCAAAAGGAGGCAAAGAAAGAACTTAAGTTAAGAAGAAAGAAGATAAGTGCTAGTGCATTCAAAAAGGGTGGAGCAACAGGAGCAGCAGAGAATATTGGAAAGGGAATGAAGGCGAATAATACAGTCAGTTCTCTGGCAGTAAGACAACCAGGAAATCTTTCAAAGGATGTGTTGGATGCCCCTGAACAGGCACAATCATCTTCTGTATCAAGTGGATTAATAAATGCAATCAAAGGAATTGCTGAATCTGTTGATAGGATTAAAGAGTCTTTAATTGGGCAGACTGATCTTCAGAAGGATGCTGCTGAAGATGCAAGAAGAGCAGGTGAAGAGAAAGAAGCAAAGAAAAGAGAGAGTGGACTTGAGAAACTCATGGGTCCAGTCAAAGGAATTGGTGAGAAATTATTAAAACCTTTCAAGAGTGTATTTGAATCTGTAATGGATTTCTTGAAAACTATATTCATGGGAAGGATAGCAATGAGTCTTTTTGACTGGTTCACTAATCCTGAGAATCTTAGCAAAGTGCAGAGTCTATTTAAGTTTATAAAGGATTGGTGGCCAGTTCTATTAGCAGGACTCATAGCATTTCTACCAGGATTATTAGGTCCAGCAGGACTTATAATAGGAACAATTGCTTTGGTGACATGGGCAAGCGTTAAGATAGTAGATGCGGTGAAATCTATTTTTGGAATAGGTCCGAGTGTAGAAAAAGAAATAAAGTCAGGGACAAGTGAGTTTAATAAGAGTTTGAAAAACTCTGAAGCAGATATAGAAAAGGAATATGTTTCACCTAAAGATAGAAAAAATAATGTAGATAATGCAGAAAACAATAAAGAAACTTCAGCACAGTTCTCTGAGGTTCAAAGCGGTGCTGAACAATCACAAAAAGATATAAGTAAAGTATCTGAAAAACCACAGAAGATGGCAAAGGGTGGTCCAGTAGTGAGTCAGAATGGTGGACAGGTACAAGGAGAGAAGGGTGTAGATAGAGTTCCTGCTATGCTTACTGAAGGTGAGTTTGTGATGAGTAGAGGAGCAGTTCAGCAGTATGGTGTTGATGCTCTTGCAAATATGAACGCTGCTGCTGGTGGTACTAATCAACCTACTGTAAAGCAAAATAGTAATGTTAAAAATTATTATCAAGGTGGTTCTATTGTAAAGAATAAGAGTGATACTAATTTAGGATTTCCTATTCAAGGATTTAGCGGTGGTGGAAGTGTTACGAGTAGAAGGGAACAACTTAAAATTAAGAAACAAAAACTTATAAATCAATATAAGTTTGGTGGAACTGGTTCACCAATAACTGTGGTTGGAATGGATGGAAGTGAAACAGTTTTAATTCCTGGTACTCCAGAGTATGGTGCTTTCTTTAATAGAAGAGGTGGTGGTAATAAAGCACAAATTGCAGACAAAGTTAAAGAGGGACAAAAGATTGATCCTCCATCATCGAGTAAACCTCCACAAACTATAGAAG